CGCCCCCCCCCCGGCCGCCCCGGGGCGGCCCCCCCCCCGGAGGGAGCTTTTGAAGGCGCGAGCCGAGGAAGGCGCTGGTGCTGGTGGGCGCGTTGTCGCCGCTGAGGTAGAACGGCCCCGCGTGGGTGCCGACGCTATAGCTGCCGCCGACATTGAGGGCCCGGACCCCGGTGTAATAATAGCAATAATCCGGGACGAACGTCGTCTCGGACCCGCCGATCTCCGAGGGATAAATAAAACTCGGGTCGTTGGTGTCGTGGCCCCATGCCTTGATCCATCCACTCGACGCGGCCCGTTTGTTGCTCCGCACCACGGCCCCGGTCCCGTTGTAGGCGTCGGAGAAGTTAGCCGGGTTGTTATAGGTGCAAATATTGGTATCGGAGAAAATGATCCCGTCTCTCCACTCGCGGACGTTGCCCCACGGGTTTTCAATGTTCCGATACTGGACGGCGGTCTGGCCGTCTGTCCCCGCGGCGCGGCCTGTGTGGTAGGTCATGGAATCGGTGGCCCCGGTGTTGATCTTTGCGCCGGAGCTTACGTTACCCTGTCCGATCGCCGTCTGGCCGTTCCAGTCCGCATATTCCACGATATACAAAAACCACCACGTCAAATGTAAAGCAATATCCGCTTGCCAATACTCCGCGCCGAGGGCATGAATCCCGCTCCTGAAGGTGGCGAGGGGCGTCGAGACTTTCGGGGCCTGTCCGCTCCTGGACATATAGGAGCCGTCGCACTCATAGCGGCCAATATAGACAACATCCCGCTCGCCGACTCCGTCCCCGCGGTCCCGGTGGGCCGGGGAGACCTGATAGCCCGGGGTCGCCTTGTCCGCGATCTGGACCTTAAACGGCGCATGAGATACCTTTACCCAATATTTCGGAATTTTCACAAGGACGTTATTCCCGTCCGTAACTTTTGTCATGCCGGACCACGGGAGGCAGTTGTCAAAGGGGGAGGACCCGGCCCCGTTTCCCACGGCTGGGACGGGGTCCGTAAAGAGGGCCGCGTCGTCGCCTCTTGTGAGCTTGGTCGTGCTGGAGCCGTCCCATGCCGTGCTATAAATATGGACATAGGCGAGGGAGAGGGTTTTTGTCTGGCCGTTCGCCGTGATCTGGACTGTCCCGCTCGCCTCCTGTCCGCTCTTGGTGGCGGTTATAGTGTAGGTGCCCGCCTCCTTTACCGTAAAGACGACGGAGCCCGTGGAGGTCTTTGTCTGCGTGTTGGAGCCCTTCGCACAAGTGACGGTCGAGCCGCTCTCCACGTTGACGGTAATCGTAGCGGAGAAAAATTCAAGGTTGAGGACTTTCGACTGGCCGCCCGCCGTGATCTGTACCGTCCCGCTCGTGGTCTCTCCATTCATGGAGCCTGTGATCTGCCACGTCCCCGCATTGTGGACCATAAACACGACGGAGCCGTTGGAGGTCCCTTCGAGGGAGGTCTTGCCGTCCGTACAAGTGACAAAAGCCCCGGCGGCGATATTGACGGTAATCGTGGATCGGAAATATTCAAGGGTGAGGGTTTTCGCCTCGCCGGAGGCGGTGATCTGGACCGTCCCGCTTGTGGTCTCGTCTCCCGTGGTGGCCGTTATGGTGTAGGTGGCCGCCGAGGTGACGGTAAAGACGACGGAGCCCGTCTCGGAGGTTTTGGTCTGCGTTTTTCCGCCGCCCTCACATACCACGGAGGAGCCCGCCTCCACGTTGACGGTAATCGTGGACTCGAAAAAGGCCAGGGCGGCGGCGTACTGCTTCGCCGTGTCCACCACGATCTCGACGGTGTTCGAGGGGAGGCCGTCCCGCTCCGCCGAGACGCTCCAGGTCCCATAATCCGGGACATTGAACACGACCGCCGCGCCCGTGGAGGTCTGCTCGTAGCTCTTGGAGCCGTTGGAGCACGTCACAACGGCCCCCGCCGCCACGGTCACAATAATTTGAGGGTAAAGCCCGCCCGCCGCCTGGGCGGTCTCCAGGGCCTCGGCGGCGGTCTTTTTCGCCTCTCCAGCCTCTTTCTTCGCGTCGCTGGCCTCCGTGGAGGCGGAAGTGGCCGCGGTCTGTGCCGTCTCCGCCGCGCCCTGGGCCGTGGCCGCCGCGTCCGCCGCCGTCTGCGCGTCCTCCTTTGCCTGTCCCGCGTCCTGGGCCGCTTTCTCCGCCGTTTCCGCCGCCTCTGTAGCTTTACCCTCCGCCTCGCTTGCGGCCTCTTGTGCGGCCCTTGCGGCGTCCTGGGCGGCCTTTGCGGCCTCCCCCGCCTCCGTTGCCGCGCCCGCCGCCGCCGTGGCCGCGCCGCGGGTCTCCGAAATGGCGGCGATCAGGTCGGCGTGATCCTTCGCGGTGAAGTTCCGCCCGATCAGCTCGCCCGCCGTCCAGGCCCGGGCCGTACCCTCGACCCCCCGCTTGCACCCGGAGAGGGCGGTCTCCGTTTTGGCGGTGTAGAGGATGGTCTCTCCCTCCTCGTCCGTTCCAATGGTGGCGAGGTTCGGGGCGGGCGGAAACGCCGAGGCGTCCGAGACCTCAATAATGGTATCCGCCGCGCCGAGGTTGTTTGTGAGGGTGGCTTGCGGCGAAAACGCAATACCGGGATAGAGCACTGTTGCCATATAAAAACCTCCTAAACTGTTTTATCCCCGCGGGATTGTATAAAGCCCTGGACAATTAGATCAATGCTGATATAGGCGAGGTCGTCCGGGCGGACCTCCAGGGACAACCAGCTCCCCCGGGGGATCATGTTGTCCGAGCCTGTCAATAGGTCCGTAATATCGAGCTCCGCCGTCCTCCCGGAGAAATCCGCTTTTTTTATCCCATTGATATAAAGCCCGAATTTTTGAGGGTTCCCATATTGATAAATCCCCGGCGTGATATTGTGGGAATGGGAGGGGACCGTTACCTTGTGGGAGTGCCCCGGGATCGTGATCGTGTGCCTATGGTCCGGGATGGTGACGCGGTGAGAGTGGCCGGGGATTGTGGTCGTGTGGGAGTGTGCCGGAATGGTGAGCCTGTGCGAGTGATCGTCTACGGTGTGCGTGTGCGGCGGGATGGTGTGGGAGTGGGCCGGGTGGATATGGGCACCGGAATCCACCCATACTTCGTATCCGTCCGCAATCACGGCCCCGTTTTCATCCACGCCCCCATATATTGCAATCCGCACTCCGTTATGGAGGCCGTGGTTGTGGACCGCTTGCCCGGTGGTCTGGCTCGGGAGGACGTTCGAGCTTTCGAGGGCCGTCGCGCTGGAGGTGGCCCCGCCGCCGCTGGAGGTAGTTTGTCCGCCGCCGCTTGTGGTGGTCGAGGTGGTCCGGCCCCCGTCCGAGCTTGTACGGGTTTGGTCGTCGCTGGTGGTGGTGGTTGAGGTGGTCCGCCCCCCGTCGGAGCTCGTGCGGGTTTGGTCGTCGTTTGTGGTAGAGGTGACAACCTTCGCGGCGTCGCTCTCCGTGCTCTTGGAGTAGGCCCGGAATTTTGTCATTCGCACCTTGACGAGGACCTTGTTTATAATCCGCATTTCCTCCGGGATGAAAAAGTCCATTACCGCCCCGGAGGAGCGGTCACAATTCGCCTGGAGGGCTTGGCTATAAATTTGGGTTGCTCCCTGGGCGTATGTCTGCTCAATCCTCTGGCGGTCCGCCATATCGGCCAGGGAGGAGGCGATCGAGGTCTCCTTGTTCGCCACAACCAGGGAGGACCGCTCCGCGTCCTCATAGTCCCGCTTAATCTCTGTTATGAACGTGTCCACGCTCTCCCCGATCTCCGGGTAAACCATACGGAGGCGTTTTCCGACCTCGGCCTTGTCAAAGTCGGAGGCGGTCATTTCCTGATAGCCGACCGAATAGGAGACGGCGGGTTCCTGGAGCTCCCGGAGCATAGCCTCCGCCGCGGCCTTGAGGGAGGCCGGGTCCTCATAGCGGCGATCCGTCCATACCCTTTCAATAATCCCGTATTTGTCCGTGATTGCTTTCGGGCTCTGGAGGTATGGGACGCCCCCGTTCACGCTCCCGATCCCGAGCTGGTTCACGCCCTCGCCATAGCCGAGGGGATAGAGGCGGGTCACAATATTTTGAGGGTCCCGGCTCCGCTGGTAGCTTGTCATATTGTGCCGCCGCCGGACGTACATTTCCGGGCGGCTTGTGGTGTCCAGGCGTTTGAGAGACAGCCGCCACGGATAAACCGCCGTATTTGTCCGCCATATGTAGGGGCCCGCGAGGGGCGTCGCCACGGAAAAGAGGGCGGAGAGGAGGGACTCTTGCTCCCACCCATATTCAAATTGGTTTCGATAGTCGCACTCGTCCAGGACCCAATTTTTAACAAGCTGGTGATCCAGGACGTATCGGATCACGTCGGGGGTATAGGTCCCGAGGTTCCCGACAACGTGATACCCGAAAAGAATATTGTCAATCAGGGTTGCGAGGACGTGCTCGCACTGATAGGCCACGCTCCCGGACTCGTCCACGGTCAGGGTCTCTGGCATGATCCGGTAAAGCTCCCCGCCGTTGTGCCGGACATAATAGAACGGCTTGCAATACTCATTTTTCGGGTCCTTATAAGGGAGGGAAAAATAGAAATACCAAACGGCGTTAATTCGTTTCTGTTCTGAAATGCCGTGTGCGTTCTCCGCGATCGCTACCCGCCGCCGCTGTTTGTCAAAAATTTCTATCATAGGTATCTCTCCGTATAAATGAGCTGTCCCCGGAGCTGGCCGCCGGAGGCACTCTCAATAATGAGCCGGAGGAGTTCCCGGGATACGTTGATCCAGTCCCCGGACTGTGTATGCAAGGCGTTTTCCCCGTTCAATAGAACAAGAAAAAGCTCGCTGTCAATCCGCAATTCTCCCCCGGGCGGGATCGTGAGCTGGAGGGTTGTCCGCTCCGTGGTCTGTGAGGTCGCCTCTAACATGGAGGTCAGGACCTCGGAGACCTTGAGGGAGGCTGTGACATTCTTCGAGCCCGCCGCCGCCGCGGTGAGACGGTCCGCAAGCTCCAGGGGCGCGGGGATATTCTTCGAGCCCTGGGCCCGGGCGGCCAGCACGTCCCGGACGGTCAGGGCCGCGGGCGTGTTCTTCTGGCCGTATATGGAGCCCTGGAGGGTCTCAGAGAGGACGGTCCGGGTCACTACGTCCGCCGACATTCTCGCCGTCGTAAATAGGCGGTCAGCCGCCGAGAACGTGGAAATAACAGAGACCGTCCCCCGGGCGGAGCCCTGGAGGGCCTCCGCGTATTTGTCCCGAAAATCAACGGGGATCGCGGCCCCGGCAACCGCCCCCATAGCCTCGGAAAAGTTCTCCGCGATCTCGACCGTCTTTGTCTCCTGGTTGACGGAGTACCGGGCGAGGCTATACCGTCTATCGTTATACATGATTAGTTGATCCCTACCTCCACGGCCCCCTCCGCAATCGTGGGCATATATCCGCGCTTGAGCTCCACGGACTCTGTCAGGGGCTTAATATAGACGGGCTCGCCGGAGGTCTCGGCGGAGTAGAGGGCGGAATAGGTCCAGGTCCCCCACGCGGTCGAGGGCCGGGGAAACGCCGCCGCCTGGGAGTTGCGGGCGATAATCTGGCCGGAGGTCTGCTCCGTCGGGGCCCCGAATGTAAGGGGGACGCGCTGGTAATTGTCCCCGGACAGCTCGGAGCCGGAGGACTCCGGTGAGCCGTTCCAGAGGGAAAAATAGGGCGTGATCCCCTGGATGGAGTTTCCCCGGAGGATATTCAAGACTTTTGTTTTCCACGCCTTGGAGAGGTTCCCGGTGAGATAGAAAAGCACATCCCCGGCTAGGAATACCGGGGGTTCCTCCGCCCCGATAATGAGGGGCTCCACCAGCTCGCCCCGGGCGAGCATATTCCCGCCCGTGAGGGAATCCACGACGCCGATATGGGTAATGGTGCCCGCCGCCGAGACGGGGGTCGGGAAAGTAATGTCGGTGAGGTTCTGGACCCCGATCCCGCCGTTGGAATCCGCCGGGGCGGAAAAATCAATTTCCATCCGCTTGTATCCGGTATAGCTGACCTCTGTTCCTGCCGTGCCGCTTTCCCCTGGGTCGTTGAGGTAAAGGGCAAGGTAGCATTTCGCCGGAGCCGCAAAGGTGACGCCGCGGAGGGCGTTCAAAATCCCGTTTTCCAGGTAGTCGCAAGCGTACATAATCAAACACTCCTTTTAATGGCCGTTATGGTGACGGTGAGGACGTCCGCGTCGGAGAGGTTCCTCAAAACGATAATACAAGGGGTTTCCGCTGTGCCCCGGTAGTCGACCGGGTTCTCCCCGGAGGTGATCGGCTGGGTCACGGTCCGCCCGAGGGCAAAAGGCGGGTTATAGTTCCATGTGAGATCAAACTCCCCGTATTTGAGATGTTGAGCCATAGGGGGCCCGCCGGAGATACGGGCCGTATAGTATTTATCCGGCTCTTTATCGTAGGCGAGCCGCCCCGTCCCGGACAACCAATAGGCGATCTCCCGGCATACCTCCGGGACGGTTTTCCCTTTCGGGCACTTAAACGCACAATGAATTGTCTCCGCCCGCTCGTCGTACACATTCCCGGCCACGCCGTCATAATAGCCGGAGCGGCCCGGGATCACGACCTTTCCCTCCCGCCGCGGGGGGAGAATGATCCGGCTCGTGTCCTGTGTATAAATTCCGAATTTGCTACTATGGACGCCCCGGAAAGAAAAACCGCTCATAAACTGCCGCCTCCTCTTGACCTCTTTTTCTGCTCCGTGAGATAGTAGAGCTCCCGGGCGACCCGCTCCACGTCCTGGTCGTCCCGGACCTCCAGCTTGTCCACATAGATAGCGATACCTCCAGGCGTTCCGCCGTCCTGGCCCCGGACCGCCGCCACGATCGCCGCGGTCTGTCTGTTGATGGCCGCCGAGGTTGGCGGTTCCTCCACGCTGGAGGGGAGGCTTTTCTCCATAGCCGACAAAGCGGTCCGGCCCGCGTCTGCGTAGGTCTCCGCGAGGTTTGCCTTTTCTGCCTCCGCGCCCTTTATAATGCCTTGAATATCAAAGCGGCCCGCCTCGTTGAATTTCTTCGAGGGGGAGGCTTGTTCGACCTCCTTCTTGTAGGCGGCGAGGGCGGCGCGGCCCATTTCGGCATACTTCCGCACGAGCTCCGCCTTTTTACTGGCCGTTCCGTCTATGAGCCCTTGCATATTGTTTTCGCCGATCTGATAGGCGTCGTCGGATAGGTCCATATCCTGGATCGCGTCGTCCAGGTCCCGGACAAGTTCCTCCATTTGATCCGAAAAATCGGTTTCCATTTCGGCCACGGTCTCGGAAAACGCCTCTTTGCCCTTCTCCACCTTTGCGAGCTGTTCATTGAGGGCCGCTATATCCTCCTCGCCGCCCTCCACAATGGCCGCCAAAATTTGCGCGGACTCCTCGGAGCCGTCGGACAGCTTGCGGATCAGGCCCTCGTCGACGCCGAGCTCCATAGCCTTTTGAATGTTGGCCGCGTAGGTCTCCATATAGGAGACCTGTCCCTGGAGGGTTTCGATCAGGTTGTCAATAGAGGTTTTCGCCGATCCGTCCAGCTCATTAAAGAGGCCGAGTTGTCCGTCTATGCTCTCCATAGCGGCGTTATAACTTTCCTCATAGGCCGCTTGGAGGGCCTCCATTTTGGCGGTTATATCCTCCACGCGGGAGGTCATTTCCTGGGTTTTGGCGGCGGCCTCCGCCTGTTTCTCTCCGTATTCCCGGGACGCCTCCTCAAGCTCCGCATATTCCGCGGCGTTTTCATCCAGTGCGGCGGTGAGCTCGTTAATATTATTATTAAGCTCCCTTGTATTTCCGACGCCCGTCTCCTCGGCCTCATTCAGTGCAAGACGGGCCTCTGTGAGCCGTGCTTCAATCGCCGCCCGCTCCGTGTCGAGTTCGTTCAACCTGAAGACCTGGGCTTCATATTCTTCCTTTGCGGCGGCCCGTTCGAGTGCGGACGCTAACTCCGCCTCAGTGAGACCCTCCAGGGAATCCCGCTCCTTGTCGTAGGCGAGGCCGAGTTCCGGGATTGCCTCGTTTAGCTCGTCTACCTTTTGGGCGATCAAGTCCTTTTGTAGTGCCGACTTTTCCTCTACGGCGAGGAGCTCTTGTAGAGAGGCGGCGGTCGCGGCGGTGGTCTCTTGCTCTGCCGCCATTGTTTCGGATAATTCCTCATAGGCCGCCTTTGTTTCCTGCATGGACTCTATAAAGGTTTTTGTTCCCTCGTCTGCCTCCTTCGAGGCGGCGATCCATGTCCCTATTGCCACGGTCAGCCCCACAACCGCCGCCGTTACTGCTACAACCGGGTTTGCGGCGAGGAGGTCAAGCGCCACTTTTAGAGCCGCTATAATTTGCGGAGCGGCGGCCAGAGCGGCCACTCCCACGGACATAGCGCCGAGGGCGGCGGTTACTCCAACGATCGCTCCCACGATCCACGGGTTTTCATTTACAAAATCGGTCGCCAATGTGAAAGCGTCTGCGCCCGAGTTATATAACTTTTCAAGCGCGGGGTTCAGTTGGTCGCCTATGGCAATTTTCAAATTTTCTGAGGCGGTCGTCATTCGCTGTTGTGCAAACTCCGTTGTATCCGCCATAATCTGAAAATTTCGCTCTACGGCCCCGGAGCTGTTCGCCATGACTCCGAGGGTCCGGTCAAATTCTTCCGCCCCGGTATTGAGGAGGGAGAGGGCCGCCTTGCCCGCCGTGGTGCTACTCCATAGGTTAGAGAACGCGGTCGCGTCCCCGTCCACGCTCTCGGAGAGGATCGCCATAATATCGCCGAGGTTTGACCCGCCCTCCATGAGTTCTGAAAAGCTCTTTCCAGTTTGGTCCTCCAGAATCCCGGCCACGTTGGAGCCGTTTTTTGCCAGCTCGTCAAGCATAGCGGAGAGGTTGGTTGTCGAAATGGCCGTATTTGTGCCGCTCTTTGTGAGGAGGGCATAGGCGGTCGTCAGGTTTTCAAGGCTCACATGGTAGGCGGCGGCGGATGGGATGATCTGGCCCATGCTGGCGGCCAGCTCGCCGACGGAGGTTTTTCCCTCGTCCTGTGTCTTTACAAGCATAGAGGCCACGCGCTCAGCGTCCGACCCCTCCAATTTGTAGGCGTTGATCGCGGTAGTGAGGACGTCGACGGCGGTCGACGCCTCCGTAAAGCCCGCCGCCGAGGTCTTTGTAGCCGTGGCGACGAAATTGACCACGCTCGCCGTATCCACGCCCGCCGACCTCGCCTGATAGGCCGCCTCGGCCAGGGCCCCCACGGCGACGCCTGTCTCATTTGATAAATCTAATAACTGCGCCTTTATATCCGACATTGAATAAATTTTTGTATCTATCAATGTGGATAATTTTGCTAAAGAGGTCTCAAACCCGGCGGAGGCTTGGGCGCACTCCGTGAGGGCGTCCGCAATTTCCTTTACTGTTTTAGCGACGCCCGCCGCGGCCAGGGCGGCGGCGAGTTGTTCGATCCCCTTTTTTGACTTGTCGACTTCGTTTCCAAATTCGTCTATGGAATCCGCGCACCCGTCGGCGCTGTTGCGGGCCTCGTCGAGATAGCCATTATTCTTGTCGATCTCGTCGGAGAGACCGTTTAACTCGACCTTTGCATTATTAAGCTGTTTTTGCCAGTTTTGGACGCCTCGCTCCGCCGCCGCCTGTCCGGCCTGTGCCTCCTCAAGTTCGGCGTTCCATTTGTCGAGCTCCTTTGTGAGGGCCTCTTGCTCTCTGGAGGTGTCCCCGGTGGACCGCCGCAAGGTTTCAAGGGCCCGCTCGCACCGCTCTATATTGCTTTGTGCCGTGGATACCCGGGAGGAGTATTCCTCCTGTGCCCGTTGAGCGTTACGGAGGGCGGCCTCCAGGGTGGAGACCTTCTCCTGTTGCTTTTTATACATGGAATCCAGGGCGGCCCCCTTGGCCGTGAGGGCCTCCATGCTGTTAGCGTTTCCGCGAAATTCGCTCTCCACGAGCGCAAGGCCCGACTTGAGCGTGGACAGTTCGGAATTACAAGCGGCGATCGCCTGTTTATATTGGGCCTCACCCTCTACGGCGAGTTTTGTCGAGATTGTCCTTGCCATGCGCGGCGGCTCCTTTCTATGGCAATAATCAATTTTTTACTTGACATTACCATATTTTCGGGTGATAATTTCCCTTGTGAAATGCGACGATTTTCGCAATATAAAAAGTGAGGTGTTTTTTGTGGCTTTAATCTCGTGCCCCGAGTGCGGAAAACAAATTTCCGACTCTACTCCAACGTGTCCGCATTGTGGTTATCGTTTCTCTGTCGATACTTCCCCCGTTGCTCCGCCGTCCCCGACCGAAATCAAACCTTCAAAATCAAATATTCCCATTGGTGTTATTGAGGTTTTAGCTGGTATCGCAATCATTTTAATTTCGATCCCGTTTATAGGGGTGTTCGGGCTTGGAATTTTTAGCATGATTGCGGGTGTTGTCCTGCTTGGCGCTGGCTTCTCTAATATCGCGGGTATGCACGACGTAATTTGCCCTTACTGTAAAAGTTCCGGGAAAATTGCAAAGGGCGCTAAAAATTACAAGTGTTCTACTTGCAAAAAAAGGAGTGTCCGGGAGGACGCCTATCTCAAGCCAGTTTTATAATTCCGCCGCCGGAGGGGTTCGCCCCTCCGGCTTTATTCGTCCTCCGGCTCCCGCTCCTTCTTTACACCCCGGGCCTGGAGGTAAAGCTCCCAAAGGTCCCCGATCTCTCCAGGTGTGGAGAGGAGGGTCTCTTTTTTTGAGAGGCCGCCCGCTGTCCCCATGCGGATATAATGGGCGCGGGTTACTACGTTTTTTTTTGCGTGTTGAGCTCCGCAAGTCCGAGGTCCACCTCGTCGGCGTCGGCCTCAATCTCCCGGCCATAGCCGAGGGTCAGGGCGGAGGGGATCGCAACCTTGAGGGCGGCGATCTCACTCGGAGCCATTGTCGCCGCGATTGTCTCGGCGTCCGTCATAGGTTCCGGGTCATACCCGAGGCTGCGCCGGACGAGCTCTCCTTGTTCTGCCAGGATTGCGGCGGCCTTGCAAGCGGCGGAAAATCCCTCCCGTGTGTCGCCCTTGATAGCTTCGATCATTTCGCCGGACCCGCCGAAAACTTCTTGAATTTGAAACATAGCCTCCACGGTAAAGGCGAGGTATCGCACCCGGCCCGCAAGGTTGATTTTTACGCTTTTCATAGCGCCCTCCTGTAAATTCTTGTAGGGAGGCGGGTTGTCCCGCCTCCCTGTGTGTTACTCCGTCAGGGTATAGTGAGCCTCCAGCACGTCGGAGGCGGCGAATCCCTCAGCGGTGGCGATCGCCTTAATCGTGGTCTCCTCCGTAATCTCAATGGGGGAGGAATATGCGGGGGAGGTCTCGGTCGGGTCGGAGCCGTCTGTGGTATAGCGGATCACGGCGTCCGGCGTGGTGGTGGCGAGGGCAACGGTCGCGCCGCTGGCGACCGCACCCGCCGCAGGCGTGGCCGTGGGCGTGGCGGCCCGTTTCTTCCCCTGGAGCTGTTTCTTGATCCAGTCGATCGCCTCGGGCTCCGTCTTAAACTCCTCCGTAAACCTCCAGTCGCCCGTCTCACAAGCGAACACTGTAAAAGTCGTGTTGTTGGTCCCGAATGTGATACTGTCGGTTTTGGTCTGCGCGGTGTCGTTTCCGAGGGCGGCCTTGACGAGGGGATAGAAATAGCCCTTGTAAAGGACCTTTTTCCGCCTCATAAGTTTCTTGAAGTACGCAAGGCCGCCCGCCGGGGGATCGTCCCCGACATTGTAGCGGACCATTTTCCCCTCTACGGTGCAACCGTACACGACGCCCGCGACGGGGTCCTCCATGTCGTCGGTCTCCATAGCGATAGAGCCGGAGGAAAACTCCTCCACACTCTCGGCGAGGCCGTCGTCGGCAAAGAGCTTGCCGGAGGCGAGGTTTACGGTGAGGTCCGCCTTGACGAGGCGGCCCACCCGGACGGGTTCCTGGTCCTTGTAGACCGGGAGCTTGCCCTCCGGCTCCTCCGCCACGGGGTTAAAATAGGGATATTTCGCCCCAAAACTTGCCATAGTAAAACCTCCTAAAATTTATAGGTTTCTGCTGTCGAGAAATTGGTTATAGACCCGCTCTCCGGCGTCTATCGCCTCTTTCTCTTTCTTCTTGTTCGCGGCGTCGATCGCGGGGCGGGCGGCTATGTGCCGCCCCGGTGCCCCGTATTCGTTGATAAAAGCGATCTCGGCGTTTCTTGTGGACCTCCCGCCGCGCTTGCGGGTCCCCTGGGGGTAGATGGTGAGGGAGCGCCCGTCCCGATCTTTTTTGACCTTCCCCTTTTTGACTGACTTCGAGGAAATTCCCAAAGAGTGCGGGCCCTTCCACTGTTTTTCAATCTCGGCCCGCTGGGCCGGGAGGATCACGTCGGCCTCCGCCTCAAGGATGCCCTCAATCACGCTGTCCGGTAGGCGAGCCAGGGCGGCGAAATCGTCGGAGAGGGCGTCGAGCCCATTCACGGTGAGGCGTCCCATTCTCTTTCATTCCTCCTCTAAGCCCTCGACGGTTTCGCACTCAAAAACATGGTGCTGACCATCTTTGTCCGAGGCGTTGGTATAGGCCGGATAGGTGAAGCCCGCCGAGGCGAGGGCTTTCTTAACGGCCCGCCGCTTTGCGGTAATGTCATAGCCGAGAGGGGCGTATAGATGGACCTGGACGGAGACCCGCTCCTGTTCCGGCTCGTCGTCCCCGTAATTGATCGGGGTTGTGTGGTAATTGAACGTGATGTAAACCGCTTTCTTGCCCTCGTAGGCGTCCGCCTCTGCGGGCGCTATAGGCTCCAGGACGGCCCGCAAGGTTTCATTGATACTCACCCCGCCCCCTCCTCGTCCGGCTCCTCCTGGGCCGTTTCTGGCGGCTCCTGGGCCTCTTTACAGTTGAGTTCGTAGGTCTCGCCGCTTTCGGTGTAGGCCCTCACGACCTCATAGAGGCGGCCCTCGTACTCCACGAGGGTCTCCTCCTGGTAGTCCGCACCCCGCACCTCCAGGACGAGGGCGATCTTGTCCCCGGCCTGTTTTGCCGTGTAAAACTCGGAGCGCGTGGCGGTCTTTTTGTTGGCGAATACCTCCCGCCGCGTCTTGACCGTTTCCTTGTAGCCGTTCGGTTTTACCCTTTTTTCCTCTCGAATGAGGGCGGCCTCGTCTCTCCAGTACACGGCTACACCTCCCCGCCGACGTAGTCCGAGGACATAGTGAGGGAGACCTTGAGGCGTTCATAGACGGCCCGGAATTTTTCCGCGTCCTCATTATCGAGGCCAAACTCCGCCTTGATATAGTTCATAACCGCCCGCTTAATGAGCGGGTCCGCCTCGTCCTGGGCCCGCTCGGGGAGGACTCCGCCGAGGGCGAGGTCCTCCCGGGCGGCGCGGATCAGGTCCACGATCTCCCCGTCAAACGCTGTCGACTTCGTTCGTACAGCCTGCCTCCCCGCGGCGAGATACTCCTCCGAGACGTCCGCCGCGGGTTCCCGGGCGGCGGGGCCCCGGCCCGTGCTCTCGCTCATGCTCCGCCTCCTTACGCCCCAGCGCTGGCCTTTTTCTTGATACGGAGGAATCCGTTTTCGGTGATAACATTCCCGCCGATCATAGCCTCGCCCATGACGGCGAGGAGGCCCTCCGCGAACTTATAGTCGCGGGAGACTTCCACGGTGTAGGGCCCGAACAAGTCGAGCTGATAGGCCAGGGGTTTCCCGTATGCCATGCAATAGGAGCCCGCCGCCGAGGTGGCCTTGGAGAGGGCAGGGAGCTCGTCCACAATGCAGAATTTCACCGCGAGGCCGCCGTCCTTGATCGTGCCCGTGGTGGTGCTGTTCTCGGAAAACTCAATTTCGTAAACGGCCTTTTTCTCGCTGGTCCCGCGAATGTCGCCGAACGCGATCAGGTCGTCCTTGTTGAGGAGAAGAACACCGCCGCCCTCGACGTTGTTCGCGCCGCCATACTTGAGGGCAATCGTGCGGAGGGTTTTCTCGTCGATCTTGCCGATCTCCACGTCGGAGCCCGCCTCAATGGCCGCGGCCTTGAGAATACCCGTCGGCTCGGGAATGGTGGCCGCGGGGTCCCCGGTGACAATGAGGCCCCCGGTTTTCTTGCGGAGGGCGGTCAAAGCGCCCTCGGAGACCCGCCCCTGGTAGTTGAGGGGGGTCGTGCGCTGGATGTTCCGGGAGACATAGGACAGAGTGGAGATCAAAACGGGGGTAATCTTGGCGATACGGAGGACGGGGTCCGTGGTCGCGGGGGCGGTTCCGTCGTCCTTCTTGGTGGCCGCCGTCTGGCCGCCGCTTACCTCGTAGGCCACGGAATCCTCTCCCATACCGTTAGCGTCCACGACGCGGACCATGTCCACGATCCCGGAGACGATGTTCTGGCCGGGGTTGATCCCGGAAACGCGGGTCGGCTGGGCGATATTCCCGCTCGTGAGGGTGAGGGAGCGGCAAAGGGCGTCGGTTGTGATCTCCATAGTCCCGCCCGCGGCGAAACGCTGGGCGCGGGCCTCCACGTCCTGGAGGGGAATCCCCTGGAGGTCGGCGAGGTAGGCGGCGCGGCTCTCCACGCCCGCGGGGAGGCCGCTCCGGTTCTCTCCGCCCCCGGCGATCGGGTTCACGGGGCCGGGGGTAGGATCGCCGGAGCCCCGGTCGCCGTGGCCGCCCTGCTGGCCGTTCCGGCCCTCCAGGCCCGCCCCGCCATTGAGGCGGCGGGTCGCGGCCTCCCGGCGGTCGAGGTCCCGCTCCTCGGCGTCCAGGGCGTCGAGCTCCTTCTCCATGGCGTCCATATCGACGGCCCCCTCCCCGGCCAAAAGCGCCCGAATCTCGGCGCGGCGGGCGGCGATCTCTTTACGTCTTTTCTCAAACATAGTTTTTATTCCTCCTGTTTCTGTGTGGTGTGTGGATAGGTACGGGTCCGAGCTAAAAGCCTCCGCCGCCTCGCGGCTTGCTCCAAAGCCTTGACCTCCTTCGAGTGCTCCACCTCAAAGAAGGATCGGGCGGAGAGGTCCGTTTCCTCATAGGCGGGAATATCCACCGCCGAAACGTCGTATAGCTTGCGGAATTCAGTTATCCTCCGGGTGTGGGTGGCGGCGTCATATTCCGCCGCCCGCACCGCAAAGGAAAAACTCATTTTATCGACATAGCCGCCGTTGATTTCCTCGTAAAGGTCCCGGCCCGCGGCTGTGCCGGAGAGGTCCGCCTCAATGTCCAGGCCCCGCTCCGTGATCGAAAGTGTGAGGGTCTTATTTCGGAGGCGGGCAACGACTTTCCCGCCATGGTTGTAATTCATAATCACGTCGGAGAGGTCGCACCCGTCCAGCGCGTGGCGGTCGATCACTTCGTAATATTTGACGCCGTCGCACTCAAAGAGGACGGTCGGGGTATCGAACACGATCGCCGTCCCCCTCACCTTGTAGGCGTCCGACTCTCCCTCCCGGGGGACGAGGGAAAAGCCTTGTAATGCGCGATACTCGCGCCCCTTCTTAATGGGCATTTTAAGCGCCCTCCTTTCCGTCTTTCGGCTCTGTGGGTTCCTGCCCCTCCTCGGGCTCCGGCGTGTCCTGTGGGCCGCCGGAGGGCGGCTCCTGGGGCTCCTTCGGCGTCTCCTCCGCCTTTTGCCCGGTTGTCCCCATTTGGTACTTGTCCGCGATCTCGGCGTTTACCATGTTCAACGTCTGGACCCGGCGCTTTCCCTCGTCGCCGCCGATAGGCGGGAATCCGAAAATATCCAGCACTTGATCCAGCTCCAGGGCCCCGATCTGTGCCAAAAACTGTGCGGCCTCGACCCGCTTGTCCAGGGTCTCAAACTGGATACGATCCATTTCACAAAGGACCTCGTTCCCGAAACTCTGCTCCCGCTCCGTAAAAATAGCGTTTGTGAGGCCCTGGGCGAGTTGCATATAGAACGGGACGAGCTGGCCCCGATAAAAAGCGTCCATTTCCTCCGGTGTGGCCTTGTTCTGGACAATGGCCTCATTCATCCCGAAATAGTCGTGAATCTCCCGCCGGACAAATTCAAGCTGTCCTGTCGGGATCGGCGTCTCCTTTTGCTGGATGGGGGTATATTTGTGTTTGCTGTCCGTGATAATCACGCCGGAGCCGTTGGCCTCCATGCTGAAATTATCCCGGACAAAGGCGTCCCGCCGAGCCGCGAGGTCCTCTTGTTTTGTGACGGTCGGGGCCTCCAGAATACCCCGGATCACAGAGACGAGTTTCGCAAATTTGCTCATTCCCTGGTTAAAGGCGTCCGCCGTCTCCAGGGCGGGGAGGAGGGGGCGGTTGTCGTCCCCGAAAATATCGTTGTCCAGGTAGTGACGCCGGAGATGGACGAGGTGCTCATAGGGGACGGTGTAGACGTTCCCCGTGGCAAAGGTGAGGCGGGCGTACATACCGCCCATATCCTCCACGAGGTCCACCCGGGAGGCGTTGATCGGATAGAGGGCGGTCAGCTTGCCGCCGTCGAACACGGGGAGGATAAAGGCGTTATTATACACAACGAATTGAGCGGCCACGCGGTAATAAAAGGCGTAGGCGGTCATATACGGATTAGGCCGGACCCGGAGAATCCGCTCTAAGCTGTCAGAAACGGTCTCCCGCCGCCCTCCGGCGCGGCGGATGTGCCGGGGCTGTATCTTTGCCGCGTTCCTGGCCCATGCGTCCACGGCGGCGCGGACGGTTCCAATGTCCCACGCCCGCCCATTAAATGGCGTAAAGCTGGAGTCATAGGACGAGAGGAGCCGAAACGCCGGGAGGTTGCTCCCGCTCGTTGGCCGTTTACCGAATACGGACTCAAAAAGTCCGCGAATATTCAAAAATCCCATTGTTTCACCCCACGGCATACATAAAGTCCTCGAAATATTTCACATACATAACCCACGCATTGAGAAGGGAGACCGCGCCGTCGATCCGCCGCTTGTCCGTGATTTTCACGGGCTGGATGTTGTTCAATCCCGATTTTTTAACGGCGGTATTTGTCAGACACCAAACAAGGATCGGGTTCCCGTTATAGTTGACCTGTTTCGCCTCCAGGGCGGCCCCCATTTCCCGCATTGGCTGGCTCCAGGTGTAGGGGCCCTGTGCGACGGCCTCCATGTCAAAGCCGTTCGACTTCATTTCGTCCACCCAATACCCGGCGAGGGCCCGGTCATAGCCGACCTTGATCGCGTCGATCTTCCACTCGTCCCGCATTTGGCAAAACCACGCCGTCACGTCGGAATAGTTGACGCGGTTCCCCGGGCAGATGGTGAGGAGGCCGCGGTCCGCCCATTTCCGATATGGGGCCTCGTTTGTGTTCTTGTCCTCCAGGTGCTCCACCCGTTTTTCCGGGAGGAAATATTGCTGTAGAACGTAGACGATCGGGTCCCCGGCCTTGCGTATGAGAAGGGTCGCACAAGTGAGGTCCGTTGTCGCGGAGAGGTCGCACCCGCCGAGGGCGTAGGTGTTATAAACGTCCTGGAGCTCAAAGCGGAGTTCGCTTTGTATCGCCTCAAAGGATAGCCAGACGGCGGCGGATACCTCGCGGATGTTGAAATCCTTACAGAGGACGCCGGGGAGGTCCTCCGGCTTGATCTTTGCCCTCTGGACAAAGGCCGCGAGGGTCTTGTATTTCTTGATGGGCCCGAGGCCCGGGTTTGCCTTTTCCCACTTCGTCGGATCGGTCCACTCGTCCCGGCTGTCCAGCTCGTAGAGGATCGGGAGGAAAGTCTGGTCCTCCTCGACGCCGTCCGCGATCTTACAAGCGAGCTCATACATTTCGTCGAACACGCTCTCCCGGACCATGCCCGCCGTGGTAATCATGACGACAAGGGGCTGGCGGCGGCTGGAGGTGGATTGCTTCATAACCTCGTAGAGGTTCCGGTCCTTGATTGCGTGGAGCTCGTCAATGATAACGGCGTGAGAATTGAGGCCGTCCAGGGTGTTAGAATCCGAGGCGAGGGCCTCGAAAATGGAGGCCGTGGCCGAAAAATAGAGGTCGTTCCGCCGCTTCTTGAGGACGGCCCGGAGCTCCGGCGATTGCTTGACCATGTTAATAGCCTCGGTGAGGACCTTTTTCGCCTGGTCCTTTTTCGTGGCTACGCTGTAAATCTCCGCCGCGCCCTCATAGTCTGCGATCAGCATATACAAGGCGATCGCGGCGAGGAGGGTCGACTTGCCGTTTTTCCGGCCCACAAGGAACATGGTCTCCCGGTAACGGCGGAATCCGGTCTCCTTCTCCAGGAATCCGAAAAGAGCTTGAATATATGCCTTTTGGAAAAGCTCCAGCACGAGCGGGGCCCCGATCACGCCCTGGGACTGCTTGCAAAACCGTTCGGCGAATATAATCGGGCGCTCCCCGATCTCCTCGTCGAAATAATACGGGGAATCCGGGTCCGGCTCCTGTATCTCCCGGGCGAGGCGCTTGTAAACAGCCCGGACGCGGCGGCTTGTGACAACCTTCCCGCTCTCGATTGCCTCCCAATAGGCAAGGATATAATTCATTTTCTACCCGCCCCCGGGGGCTTAGTTGCGAAATTCATAAGCTCCTCACCGGCCTGTTTTTGGGTCTTTTCCGGGAGGAGGTCGAGGAGGCTTTTCGAGAGGGCAGTAAACGACTTGATCGTGGCGTTATAGCTCTTGAGGGCCGGGTTTTCACGGCGGAGCTTTTGCGCCCCCTGCACAAAATCCTCGATCAGGTCCCCGGCGTTGATTTCGTCCACAAGCCGCTCCAAGGTGACGGTTGTAACGGCGAATTGATAGATCAAACCGTCGGCAAACTGTTTCTTTTCGGCGGGCAATTCTCGGAAAAGTTTAGCGATTTTCCGCTTTTTTACCTC